CTTCCTCGCACCAACCAAATCGCGGGGACCCTTTCTGCGGGTCGGCTCTTTCCTATACGTCTCAAGCACGGCAGCCAAACGGGGCCGTAACTCATGACGATAGGGGCCCAGAGCCCACGTGTCGGTGACCACCCTTTCACCAATCTCCTTCTTTTCCTTTTCGGTCGAGAGTGCGCTCAGTGACTCCCACACCACATCCCCGGGTCTAACGACCACCATACGTTGGTGGAATCCCGAGAATGGGGGGGGGCCAGGCGCTTCAAGACCACCCATCCGATAGGAGTCCCTCGAAAGGAGCTTCTTCGGAACCAACACATTCCCTTTCCCTTCATCACGCTCGGTGAGCCGTATCCCTAGCGCCCACATAGTCCTCCGAGAGGACGCGATCTCTGATCGAAATCGCTGTAGGAGCAGGTATTCGGCCCGGGCTCTTTTCTTCCGGGGTAATTCCCGGCTTATCGCCTTTATGGCGCCCGCCACGTCCCTTGGGTCCCGCGTAAACCCAAACGATGCCATTCGGCAAAATCCCAACCGATTAAAGGTCCCTTCCCGCCGACGACCTCCCCTTACAGAGAAGTAAGTCGAGTTTATTGTCAGGAAGTCCTTTGAAAAGGTTGTTTTCTTTTCGTTCAGGTGGAAACCGAGCTCTTGCGAGACTCCTTGGTAGGTCCGAAACCAATCTTCATCACACTGAACCAACAGGTCATCCCCGTTGATCAGCATTGGTGGAGGTTCGGATCCTCTCGTCTGCCATGTGGCCGCACACCGGTTTTGCAGGCACAGAAGAGGGAAACTCAACAGAGAACCCATCAACTGGCCAGTAGTAACCTGGAAGCAGTCATCGTCACGGCGGACGGTCATACGCAAGGAGGCAATTGCCTCGGTGAGGTGCGAGTAAAGGGAGGGGGGGGAGAGAGAGCGGAGGGTTAGGAGAATCTCCTCGGCGACAGCTATCTGTAAGTTGTCAGTGGCCGCGGTGAAGTCCGCTGAGAGATATGCCTGACCGGTAACAAAGCCGGCCCTTACTAAGGCATCACTCGAAGGGGACCCTCGCAAAAGCCACGATTCCTTTGAGAGGCGATCGTAGAGGAGTGCGTGGAGGGGGCGGAAAAGGAGGAAGGAGGGGTGGTTTCGGACAAGGGGCCGCGGTTTTCCTGGGTCATTGGCTATCAGGAATTCGGCCTCCTTGCACACCTGGCTTTCGAGCAGACCCTCGAGATAGGCTTTACGGCCTATCCCGGGT